AAAAAATGAGTATAGATAAAAAAATCTTAAAAGAAATCGAAAGACATAATAGAATTAATAGATATATTAATGAACAAGAACTTCCACCACTTGGTGGAGACGAGGCATTACCCACTCCTGGTGGTGAAGAGTTACCTCCAGCCGGAGGTATAACACCTCCTCCTGGTGGAGACGTTCCCCCACCTGTAGGTGCAACAACAGGGGATACAGAAAATAGAGAACCAATAGACACTGAGACCGATCCTGATGTGGAGAAGTTAGATTCTGAAGGAAAAGAAAAAGAAGGTGACGAGTCAGAAGAACTTGATATTACTGATTTAGTAACATCCCAAAAAAATGTAGAAGAGAAACAAGAAGAATATTTTCAAAATTTATTTTCTCAACTTTCTAATTTAGAATCTAAATTAAAAGAGATGGATTCTGTTTTAACAAAACTAAACGATATTGAAACAAAAATAGAAAAATATCGTCCAAAAACCCCCCAAGAAAAATTGGAATTGAGATCTTTAGATTCAGGACCTTTTAATCAGAAATTAACAGATTTTTTTACAGAGAAAGAAGAAGATATTGAAAAATCAGGTAAAAATGAGTATGTTTTAACTACAGATGATGTGCAGGATTACCAACCATCAGAAATAAAGGCGTCATTTAATGTTATAGACCCCGACAATCTCAAAGTGAGATCAAATATGAGATAAAAATCAAGGTCGTTTTAAACGACCTTTTTTATTTGACATATCTTATTTTATTTATTATATTTTTTACATAAACTTTTAATTTTTAATTTATGGCGACAAAAAAAACTACAACATTAGATGCTGTCTTAGATCAGTATGAAAAGGCAAAACAGTCAAGCACTTCAGGTGCAAACAAAATGAGTCAAGAAGAAAGAATGAAAAAATACTTCGCGGCTATTCTTCCACAAAATAAAAACACGGGATCCAAGAGAATCAGGATTTTACCCACTACTGACGGATCTTCACCCTTCAAAGAAGTATGGTTCCATGAAGTTCAGGTTGACGGTAAATGGGTTAAATTATATGATCCTGGACAAAATGATAATGAAAGATCTCCTTTGAATGAAGTTTACGATGAGTTGATTTCTACGGGTAAAGCTTCAGACAAAGAACTTGCAAAACAATATAAAGCAAGAAAGTTCTACATTGTAAAAGTTGTAGACAGAGATGCTGAAGATGAAGGGGTTAAGTTTTGGAGATTTAAACATAACTACAAAAACGAAGGAGTTTTAGATAAAATCATTCCTATTTGGAGAGCTAAAGGAGATATCACTGACCCTGAAAAAGGTAGAGATCTGATTATTGAAATGGCAAAAGCTAAAACACCAAAAGGTAAAGAGTATACTGTTATACAAACAATCATGCAAGATGATGCGGGGCTACTCCACGAAGATCAAGAACTTTCAAAGTCATGGATCGAAGATGAAATAACGTGGGCAGATGTATACTCAAAAAAACCGACAGAATATTTAGAGGCAATTGCGAGAGGTGAAACACCAAGATGGGATAGTGAAAAAGGGGGATATGTTTATGGAAACAGTGAAGAAGGAGAAGTTGTTTTCGGTGGATCAAAATCCAAAAAAACATACGAAGATCCTCAAGCAGATGCAGATCCTGATGATGAGATGCCGTTCTAACCTAAACACTCAAATAAAAAAGGAGGATGAAAGTCCTCCTTCTTTCTTAAAAAGAATTTATGAAACTAAAAGAGTTTATTCAAAAAACAATTGATGAAGACAATCATTTAGATCAATTTGGTTTTAAGGCGACGGCATTATATGGAAAAAAAGTTCTTGAACAATATAAAGAACAAATTTTGAAGTGTGAGGAATTTAAAGGACTTACTAGTTTAGAATTTGCGGAATTTCCGGCTTACAAAGACGAAAACGACGAGGTTAAAACTATTATGACTTATAAATTAGGTGATAATACCATTTTTAATGGTAAAGGTATTATATTATCTCTTTCATTAACTCCTGAAATGTTTGACCCTAATAAATTAACTACACCCGTAAAAGATGGTGCGGTTATTACTCCAACATTTTATAATCATAAAAATTTTGAACCTTACAAAAGGATTGTACTTGAGTTTTCACCTGAACGAATGCAAGACGGGATTAGTAATCACGAAGAGATTGTTAGACAAGAACTACATGACTTATTGGATAAAGTTATAGATAATCCTCAAGACTACACTCCTGTTGGAGAAAGACATGTCTTGATAAGGGGGATATTTGAAGAAGTCGCATCAATTCAAGAGAAAAATACTGTTGATTTTAACTTAGTCGCAAGTACTAAAGAGGATGATGTATTTACAGTATTTTATTTAGAATCAAAAGCAGAAGACGATCAAGGTAATATTAATATGGAATTGAAGTCAAAATGGATACCTACAAAACTAAAAGATAAGTTCATGGAAGAGCTTGAGGAAAAACACAAAAACTTACGTCTTAGAAAAGAAGAAATTGATAAATTTTTAGAAGAAAATAAATAATTATGGCAGGAATTAAGAAAAAAGACATTGGTGGAATTGGTAATATAAAAGACAAATTCTCAACCAAAACAAAATATAAAGAAACAAACTACTACAATTGTGGTGAAGCGTTTCATAACGCTTGTGGTATTCCCGGACCTGTAATGGGTGGGATCAATATGTTCTTGGGACATACCAATAGTAGTAAGACAACTGCGATGATTCTTGCGGCGGCAGACGCTCAAAGAAAAGGACATCTTCCGGTGTTCATAATTACTGAACGCAAATGGAGTTGGGAACATGCTGTTGAATTGGGATTACAAGCGACCAAAAATGAAAATGGTGAGTGGGATGGTGACTTCATATTCAACGATTCATTTGATTATATTGAACAAGCTACTGACTTTATAAATGAGTTATTAGACGCTCAAGAAAAAGGTGAAGTTCCATACAATCTATTAATTTGTTGGGATTCTGTGGGTTCAATTCCTTGTAAAATGACATTTGACGGCAAGGGCGGCAAACAACACAATGCCTCCACTCTGGCTGATAAAATCGGTATGGGAATTCACGCAAGAATAACAAAGTCCAAGAAAGAGGATTATCCATATTATAATACTATGGTTGTAATTAACCAACCTTGGGTAGAACTTCCTGATAATCCATTTGGACAACCAACGATCAAAGCGAAAGGTGGAGAGGCATTATGGTTAGCATCATCACTTGTGTTCTTGTTCGGTAACCAAAAAAATGCAGGTATCAATCACATTACCGCAACAAAGAACGGAAGAACTGTATCTTACGCAATCAGAACCAAAGTATCTATCCTCAAAAACCACGTCAATGGACTTGGATATAAAGATGGAAAGATTATAGCAGTTCCACAAGGATATATTGCGGACGATAAAGACGCTCTTGAAAAGTATAAAAAAGAATATTCTCAGTATTGGAATGCAATACTTTCCGGTGACGGTGAAATAAAACTTGACGAAACGGAAGAAGTTGAAATGTCAGAATAGAATTAACCCCTCCCTAAAAAGAGGGGTTTTTTATTTTGACTTAAAAGAATTTTATGTTATTATTTTATAGAACAATATTTTCTAACCCTTTAAATGGGATGTGTGATTAAAACACTTTTAGTTGACGGTAATAATTTATTACAGATTGGATTTCACGGAGCGAAAGATCTATTTCACAAAGGACAACACATCGGTGGTATATTTCATTTCCTAAACACGATAAGACGTTTCATTGACGAACAAAACTATGATAAAGTGGTTGTGTTTTGGGATGGAGAAGGATCCACATCCAAAAGAAAATTAATATATCCACAATACAAACAGAACCGAAGATCTACATTAGATGAACATAAAATCGAATCCTTCGAAACACAAAGACAAAAAATAAAACAGTATTTAGAGGAGATATTCGTAAGACAAATTGATGTGGTTGGAAACGAGGCTGATGATTTAATAGCTTACTACTGTCAAATTTCAAAAGATGAAATAAAGACGATTTTTTCCTCTGATCGAGATTTAACTCAGTTAATATCGGATAAAGTATTTGTATATTCTCCAAATACCAAAACAACATATAAAATAGGAGATAAAATACCTCTAAAAGAGTGTAAAATTCCTCATTCAAATATCTTAACTTACAAGATACTTGCAGGTGACAAATCAGATAATATAGATGGGATATATTATTTGGGTGAAAAAACCCTTATAAAATTATTTCCCGAGATACTTGAAAATGATGTTTCTATTAACGATATTTTAACCAAGGCGGAAGAGTTGTTTCAGAAAGACAAAAACAATACGGCCATCAAAAATCTTCTAACAGGTAAAACAAGAACAGGAATCTACGGGGATGAGTTTTTTCAGGTCAACGAAACTATAATAAGTTTAAAAAATCCTTTGTTGACTGATGAAGCAAAAAAGTTAGTTGAAACTTATTATTTGGAATCGTTAGATCCTAATGATAGAGGTTATAAAAACCTAATGAAGATGATGATGGAGGATGGATTGTTCAAGTATTTACCGAAGCAAGATGATGCTTGGATTAATTTTCTAAAACCATTTTTAAAATTAACAAGAAAAGAAAAACGTAAACACAATCAAAAAAATTAAAATTTATGAAAGAACAAGAAATGACAAAAATTGAATTTTTATTATCCTTAAATGAAAACATTGTAGTCCAAAGATTTTTCAATGTAAAAGGATATAACCCAAAGTCAAAAAATTCAATGGAACTTTATGAATATATCAAAGACTTAAAAAATGAATTGGAATATTTTTTAAAAATGAGAACTGTAACTTATATGTTAGACAACATGTATCAGATCATGGAAGATCCAAAAGTTATGGATACATCATTTACTGATGGTCCCGAGAATTTTAATATAATTATTAGAGTTGATGATCAGACAATTTGTCACAGAGCGTTCGACGCAAAAAAATTCCCACCTAAAATAAGATACACCGTAGACATACGCCCGCAAATAAAAAACATATTAAGGGAGTTGACTGACATTTTTTCAACGAAAAAATTAACCTATGAGTATTTAGGCCTTCCACTAAACGTTTAATATTTATCATAAAACAACTTTTATATAATGTCTGACAAAAACTTTAATTATCTTGGGGAAACATTTCAACTTCAACTTTTAAACCAAATAATTTTAGACAAAGACTTTTCTCGTTCAATTATAGATGTTATAGAACCTACTTACTTTGAAAACAAATATTTTAAGATCATAATACAAATGATCAAAGAATATCATAAAAAGTATGAATCAAGTCCTTCTTTTGATACTATTGAACAGATTACTAAGTCTGAAATAAAACAAGATTTGGTTGCCAAAATCGTTATCGACACACTTAAAAAAATAAATGATGCACCTTTCGAGGGTGTTTCATTTGTTCAAGAAAAAGCCTTGAAATTCTGTAAGCAACAAGAACTCCAGAAGGCAATAACCAAAGCCCAAAAGATCATTGATGGGGGTGAATTTGAGAATTATGACGCTCTTGAAGAGATGGTTAGAGGGGCCCTACAAGTAGGGGAAATTGAAAAAGGAACGGAAAGTGTTTTCAATAATTTGGATGATGTGTTAAATGATGATTTTAGACACCCTATTCCAATGGGAATACCTTCTATTGATAAGTTATTGAAAGGGGGATTGGCGAAGGGAGAAATAGGTGTGATACTAGCTCCAACTGGTGTGGGTAAGTCAACTATACTCACTAAAATGGCAAATCACGCCTATAATTTGGGGTATAATGTTTTACAGATATTCTTTGAGGACAACTTAAAGATTATTCAGAGAAAACACTTCACACTTTGGACCGGTATTTCTCCTGATGAATTGTCGAGCAAAAAAGAAGAAGTATTGAAAAAGGTTGTAGAGATTAAAGAAAAAATGCCAAACGAACTAATATTAAAAAAATTACCATCTGACACTTTGACACTTTCTCAGATTAAAAATCAAGTAAGAAAGATGGTGGCAGAAGGAACAAAAATTGATATGGTTATTTTGGATTATATAGATTGTATTGTTCCGGACAAGAATTTAGGTGATGAGTGGAAAAGTGAAGGATCTGTTATGAGAGGATTTGAAGCTATGTGCCACGAACTTAATCTTGTTGGATGGACAGCAACACAGGGTAACAGAAGCTCTATATCTTCTGAGGTTGTCACCACCGACCAAATGGGTGGTTCTATTAAAAAAGCACAAGTAGGACACGTTATCATTTCAGTCGCAAAAACTTTACAACAAAAAGAAATGAAATTGGCAACAATTGCCATCACCAAATCAAGAATTGGGTCTGATGGTATAGTATTTGAGAACTGTAAATTTGACAATGAACTATTGGAAATTGATACAGAAAGCTCCGTAACCTTCCTTGGTTTCGAAGAACAAAAAGAAGAAAAAAACAAAGAAAGAGTAAAGGAACTCTTAGAAAAAAGAAAAGAGAGAGAATCTCAAAAACAAACAAATAAATAAATTTTATTAAAAATTAAAACTATGGATGAATCGCAAAAGATTTTGTCTGACATTACTGTCTACATGAAATACGCAAAGTTTGTTCCCGAACTAAAAAGAAGAGAAACTTGGGAAGAACTCGTAACAAGAAACATGAACATGCACATCAAGAAATACCCAAAACTTGAAAGTGAAATTAGAGAAGTGTATAAATACGTTTATGATAAAAAAGTATTACCTTCTATGAGATCAATGCAGTTTGGAGGTAAACCAATTGAAATTAGTCCAAACAGGATCTACAATTGTGCTTACTTACCGATTGATTCTTTATATA